TAAAGTTAAAACATTCTCTATTGATATGAATAAAATACAAAAAACAGATTATAAAAAAGTAAAAAATACTCTAGAATAAGATGAAAAATAATAAATTACAAGAAGCTAAATACTATATAGCTAAATTAATATCTGAACAAGAAACCCCTGAAGAAACTAAAACAATAGGTGATTTAGCAAATAAATTTCTTGATATATCTAAAAGATTGAGAGCCAATGAATATAAAGGACTCCAACCTTCTGAAATCAATGTAATAGATGATTTAATGAACGTACTACTCCAGGGTTCTATGGAAGGTAATTTTACAACTATTTTAAATAGAATACAAGATTTATTAAGTAAAAATGTTAAAGGTACATCAACTCTTCCTGGAGCAGAACCTATTGAACCTGAATTAGATATAGAAGACGAAACAATTTAAAATATGTTATTACAAGAATATAGACCATTTAAAGTAGATAAATTATTAGTAGAACGTTCTATTAAAGAGAATAAATCACTAGTTGTTACAGGTGTTTTACAACGTGCTGAAGCTAAAAACCAAAATGGTAGAGTTTATCCTAAAGAAATTCTTGAAAGAGAAGTTAAAGCATACATGGAAGGCCCAGTAAAAGAAAATCGTGCAATGGGCGAATTAGACCATCCAGAATCTTCAGTTATCAACTTACAAAACGTGTCTCATAACATTAAAAGATGTTGGTGGGATGGAGACGATGTAATGGGTGATGTTGAAGTATTACCTACACCAGCAGGAAACATATTAAAAGCATTATTTGCTTCAGGCATCACAGTTGGTATTTCTTCTAGAGGTATGGGTTCAGTAAAAGAAAATATGCATGAAGGCACAGTTGAAGTACAAGATGATTTTGAATTATTATGTTGGGACTTTGTTTCAACACCATCTACACACGGTGCATTTATGGCTCCTAAAGGTCTTAATGAAGGTAAAATCCAATTACCAGAATTTAAATACACAAACGTAAATAATATTATACGCGACATTATCTGTGATAACACAGGTACTTGCCAGTGTTAGTCGTGAACAATTAACTGTTCATAACCGCAAAATCTCCGCAAAAAAATTTGGGTGGGTTAAAATCCCTTCATATGTATCACAGACAATAAAGGTTACAAAAATATATAAATCTCATGAGAGACTAAAATAACATAAAGTACTAAAAAGTACATCACAGCACAAGAGTAGTAGTCAGCTACTCCTGTTTTCAATTAACTAAATATTAACTAAAACAAAAATTATGAGAAATTTAATTATGACACTTGCTGTAGCAATCTTAACAAGTTTTGCAGCATCAGCACAATTTATGGTAGTAACTACTGTAAACACTCCTGACAGCGACTTAAACGAAGAATGGGGTACAACTAATTTTACTGACAATTTGGGTATCGGTTACTTAGTAAACGATAAATTTGTTGTTGGTTTGGTAAGAGCAGGCGAAAATGCCGAAGGTGATGATTCATACGATGTATGGGGACGTTACTTGTGGAATGAAAACCTGTTTGTTTCTGTTCAAGCTCCAACTGAGGAGACTTTCGACAACTTAAATGTTGGCGTAGGTTACTCTTACGATGTTTGGAAAGGACTTCATGTTGAACCTAACTACAGCGTGGGTTTAAAAGAAGATGAAAATGGTGAGAGAGAAGGTTCTTTCAACCTAGGTTTATCTTATAAATTTTAAACTATTAATTAAAAACAAACAATCATGGAAAAAGCATTTTCATTAATTACAGGATTTTTAGGTGGTTTAGCTAAATTATTTTTAGCATTTATTCCAGTAACAATCCTTTGGTCTGTATTAACAGGCGGAACAGTATTTGGAATGGACGTAATCGCTAACTTAACTGCTCTTGTAGCTGGTTTAGGTAACGGTGGTTTCGTTGGACTAGTAGTACTAGTTATTATTGGTTCTTTCTTTGTAGGAAAGAAGTAATTTTTAATTAAATATCCATTAAAGGCGCTTCGGCGCCTTTTTTGGTCTTTATTTTCTTTATATATGTATATTGGAAAACATACGCGCTTCCCAATAAGCCGTCCCTGACTTATACACTAACCCTTTATTAAGGATCCTAATATCCTTATTTCCCGTATAATTTTATTAACGAGATTAAAAACTTAAAAAGAATGGCAAAGGACATTTTAAAAGAGGCTATCGCTGACGCTAAAGCGGTTCGTGAAGTTGCTCTTGCAAATGCTAAGGCTGCACTAGAAGAAGCTTTTACACCAAAACTTCAATCTATGCTTTCTGCTAAACTATCTGAGGAATTAGAAGAAGAATATGACGAAGACGAAAAGTCTGAAGGCATGTACTACGATGAAGACGAAGATATGGACGAAGGAATGTCATATGACGAAGATGAGGATATGGACGAAATGATGAATTACGACGAAGACGAAGACGTTGACGAAGGAATGGATTATGACGAAGATGAATCAATGGAAGAAGAAGCAGATCTAGATGAAGAAATAGATTTGGAAGAAATTCTTAATGAATTAGAATTAGAAGAAGACGAAGAAGTCTTAGACGAAGAAGAAGAATTAGAAGAAGTTGTAGGTTATCCTAACTATCGAGCTGACCAGATTACAAAAGTTAAGCATGATGCTGACGATATTAATCAAGGTCTAAATGAAAGTGAAGAATTTGACTTAGACGCACTTCTAAATGAAATCAACAGTTTAGATGAAGATAACTTAGAAGAAGGCCAATGTTATGGTGAAGACGGCAAACCAATGCCTGAAGCACATTGCATGGAAGAAAGTGTTGAAAATTTAGATGAAGGTTTAAAAGATACTTTTATGAAAATTTTTAACAATCCTGTAGTTAAAAAATTATTCCCCGAAGAATATTATAGTGAGGATGGTAAATTCTTACTTAAGAAATTTATGGAAGATTTAGGTGATGCCGCTAGCGGTGCTACTGCTACTGGTACAAGTGAAGGTGTTGAAGAAGAGCTTGAGGAAACAAAAGCTGCTCTTGATACAGTTAAAACTGAACTTAATGAAGTTAATTTATTAAATTCTAAACTATTATATGTTAATAGAATCTTTAAAGCTAACAATTTAGATGAGTCACAAAAACTACGTGTTGTTGAGACATTAGATAAAGCTGATAGTGTTAAAGAAGCTAAATTAATATATGAAACAATTAAGGATACTTTCAATGTTGCTAAATCAAAGAAAGCATCTTTCAAATCTAAAACGAAATCACTACAAGAAGGAATAGGAATGGCTTCCAAAGCAGCTGGTACTAGTACCGCTCCTAGAAAAGAAATTATTTCTGAATCTAATGGTATGATGACTCGTTTTCAAAAATTAGCAAATATTAAAATTAACGAATAATTATTAACTTTTTAAAATTTTTTACGAAATGGACACAGTAAATCATTTATTAGAAGGTGCATCACCTTATAAAGTTCTTTCCGAGCAGTCAGCTAAATTAGCTAGCAAGTGGGAAAAATCAGGACTTTTAGAAGGTATGGATTCTTCTACAGACAAAAACAATATGTCTATTCTTTTAGAAAACCAAGCTAAACAACTAGTAAACGAGGCTTCCTCTACAGGTACTGGTGCTACGTTTAATGCTGGTGATTCTGAAGCATGGGCAGGAATCGCTCTTCCGTTAGTACGAAGAGTATTCGGTGAAATCGTTGCTAAAGACTTAGTATCGGTTCAACCAATGAACTTACCAGCTGGATTAATCTTTTATTTAGATTTCCGTTATGGTACAGATAGAAACTTCCAATCATCAAGTGAATCTTTATATGGTGCTACTTCAGATCTTAAGAGAACTGACGGTGCGTTTAACAAAGGTCTTTATGGTGCTGGTGAGTTTGGCTACTCAGTAACAGAAAGTACAGTAACTTACGCAGGTGGTGTTACTTCAGCTTCAGCTGATTTCTTAGCTATCTTAAATGCTGATACTGAATTTTCTGCTTCTAAAGCGGGTGAATTTGGTGCTCATAACTCAGCTGTAAGAATCCTTTCTTTACCACTTACTTCTGCATCTAATTATGATATTGAAGGTATTAGATCATTTAAACCATCTTTATCTGCTCTAGTTAAAGGTGTATTCCCACAATTCACAAGAATTAACGGAACTAACCTTGAGTTTGTAGTTTCAGCAGCTGCTGATGCCGCAATATCTAACAATGCATCAGTTGTTTTAACTTATACTAAAGGACCAGATAACTTAGATGATAGAGGTGATTTCGAAGATGTATTCCCAGCTGCAGAGTCAGGAGAAGTATCTTCACAAGATATTCCTGAAATCAATGTTCAGTTAAGATCTGAAACAGTTGCTGCTAAAACACGTAAATTGAAAGCACAATGGACTCCTGAGTTTGCTCAAGACCTTAATGCTTACCATTCAATTGACGCTGAAGCAGAATTAACTTCAATCTTAAGTGAGTATATTTCAATGGAAATTGATCTTGAAATCTTAGATATGTTAATCAAGAACGCTGATACAGTTGAAGGTTGGAGTGCTAAAGTAGGTAGAGATATTTCTTTATCTGGTTTAACTGCTACTAACACAACTGCAGGTGGTACTGAGCACCCAACATATGTTGATACAGACGGTACAGCAGGTGTATATTACACTAAAATGTCTTGGTTCCAAACTTTAGGTGTTAAACTACAGAAAGTATCTAACTTAATTCACCAGAAAACTCTAAGAGGTGGTGCAAACTTCATGGTAATTTCACCAAAAGTTTCTACAATCTTAGAATCAATCCCAGGATTTGCTGCTGACTCTTCTGGAGACAGTGCAAAATACAACATGGGTGTTCAAAAGATTGGTGCAATTAACAACCGTTACACAGTTTATAAAAACCCTTACATGACTGAAAATGTTATCTTAATGGGTTATAAAGGATCTCAATTCCTTGAAACTGGTGCTGTATTTGCTCCATACATTCCATTAATTATGACTCCATTAGTATACGATCCAGTATCATTTACACCACGTAAAGGTATTATGACTCGTTACGCTAAGAAAATGGTTCGTCCTGATTTCTATGGTAAAGTTTATGTTAAAGATTTAGACTTAGTATAATAAGTTAAATCCATTATATTAAAGAGAGCCGCAATAGCGGCTCTTTTTTTTATATGTATTAACAAATGTTACATCTATGGCTAAACAAAACACAGACAAAAAACCCCCAAAAGGTTCTATAAGATTTTCTTTAACACTTTCAGCAGAACAAAAAGCAGCTAAACAAGCAATTTTACACCACCCTTATAATTTTATAGTTGGTAAGGCAGGTAGTGGTAAAACATTATTAGCTTGTCAAGTAGCATTAGATATGTTTTTTAAAAGACAAATAGATAAAATCATTATCACAAGACCTACAGTATCAACTGAAGATAATGGTTTTTTACCAGGTTCAGAAAAAGAAAAAATGGAACCCTGGATTGTACCTATTAAATCCAATATGCGTAAGATATACAATAAACCTCTTATTTTAGAAAAAATGGAAAAAAATGAGGACATTGAATTAGTTTCTTTAGCACATTTTAGAGGTAGAACATTTGAAAACGCAGTTGTAATAGTTGATGAATTTCAAAACTTAACTCGTTCGCAATTTAGAATGGCATTAGGTAGAATAGGAAAAGGATCAACAATGATATTTTGTGGGGATAACCAACAAATTGACCTTAAAGACAAAAACTATTCAGCAATTCATGATTTACCTAAAATAGATGATTCCCAATATGTTTATAAACGAGTATTAGAAGATAATCATCGTCATGTAGCAATAGATGAGGTATTTGAATTACTGAACGGAATGTAATATTCTCCATATCTTTTTTATATTTATAATAGAACAACCTAATTCTATTAAAAATGGCAAATATACCTATCTGGCCCGGATCATCATCCTTTACTGTAACTAGTAATCCAACCCCATTTGCACTTTATGATACTGATGTTGATTTTATATCAGACGCTGATAAAGTATCTTCATGGTGTGCTTCTAGATTAGGTTATCCTTTAGTAGATATAGAACTTCAAGCTATAAATTTCTTTGCATGTTTTGAAGAAGCAGTTAGTGAGTATGGAGCTCAAGTTTATAATTATCAAATTAGAGATAATCTTCCTAAACTTAGGGGATCTGTTACTTCTTCAGATTCATGGGATAATTTAAATAATATAAATATAAAAGACGATTTTAGTACAAATTTTCAAAACCTACAAGGTGGTAATGAATCTTATGGTGGTTCTACTAATTCAAGAACCTACTCTGCTTCCCTAGATGTCCAAACAGGTCAACAAAAATATGATCTAATAGAATCAGGTTTAGTTAATTGGGAATCTGGATCTGTTGCAATAGAAAGTGGTAGTATTAGTATAAAAATTAAAAAAATCTACCATTATTCTCCCGCAGCAATTAATAGGTATTTTGATCCTTATGCAGGTACAGGTACAGGTATACAATCATTAATGCAATCATTTGGATTTGGTAATTACTCACCAGGTGTAAACTTTATGTTAATGCCTATGTATTTTGATTTATTAAAACTTCAAGCAATTGAATTAAATGACACAATTAGAAAATCTTCATATCACTATGAAATAGAAAATGATAGATTTTTAAAACTATTTCCTATACCTAATAGAAATTATAAACTTTGGTTTGATTATAGTTTAAGTGTTCAAGATTTAGGTGGTGGTACAGATCCAGTAACAGGACAAGCAGCTGCAACAAATTTAATAACAGATATTTCAAATGCACCATATACAAGCCCAACATATAAATTTATTAACCACCCTGGAAGACAATGGATTAGAAAATATACATTAGCTTTAGCTAAGGAAATGTTAGGAAGTATTAGGGGTAAATATCAAAGTTTACCAATACCTGGTGAAACAACAACTTTAGATTATACTAGATTATTAAGTGAAGCTCAAGCTGAAAAAACATCTTTAATAGAACAATTAAGAGCAGATCTAGAAGAAGTAACTACTGTAAAACAATTAGAAAGAACCTCTATAGAAACTAATACACAAAGAGACGTAATCGAAACAGAGGGTAGATACCAAATATATATACACTAATGATTAAATTAAGTAACATATTAACAGAGGTATTAAACACATATCAAGTAGAGTGTGATTTGTTTACAGATAAAGAGTTTAATATTACAGATGTTTTAAACCAAGTTCGTGGTCTAAGAAAAGTAACTATTGTAAATAATATTACTCCTGAAGACATGGAACAAAAAGAAAAACTAGAATATACAAGATTAAAAATCAAATTTGTAACTAGAGATGATCCAAAACAAGATTTAGAACAATTTAAACAAGATATATTAACATCAGATAGATCAGCTAATGATTTAAGAATACCAGGTGCAAAATCAGTAAAATTTAAACCAGAAACTTTAAAAAGATTATAATGGCATTATTTGGGGGTTCAAGAGACGTATCACTTTTCCATAATTTGAATAAAGAATTACTTAATGATATTATTCAAACGGAAATCGCCTACTACAAATTTGCTTTAGAACAAACCCAAGTAAATGTTTATGGTGAAGCACCGGGTAAAAATTATTATGAACCATTGAAAATCGCGTGTTTAATCGATAAACAAGACCAAGCTTGGTCGTCTGATGCTTTTGGATCTGATGTTAATCAAAGCATTGGTTTTCGTTTTTTAAAACAAGAGCTTCAAGATATTGATTTATATCCCGAAGTAGGAGATTTATTACTCTTTAAAAATAATTTTTATGAAGTTGATTCTAGAGTAGAAAATCAATTTATATTTGGAAAAGACCCAGATTATGCAATGGCAACAGAAACAGTAAATTTTGGAAAAAGTTTTTCAATTAATGTTAGTGCCCATTTATCAAGAGTAGAAAAATTAAATTTAATCCCATTAAGAGAAGGTAAATACCCTTCATTAGAAAAACTTAATGGTGGAATAGCTAATAGAGTATTAGATACCGGAATTGGTTCTATGCAAGTAGGAAGTTCATTTATTATAATATAATATGGAAGATAGAAAACAAATAGATCCCCGAAGACCTATCCCCACAAGTGGGTATAATAGGTTAAGAGAGAATATGGAATCTAATTTTAGAGAAGGTTTTCCTACTGAAAATGGTAGTTTTCCTGGTCCTGATAATAGAACTAGTGTAAATAGAGCTAATCAAGTATCTCGTAAAGATGACACACAAGCTGATGTTTCAATTGGTTTACAAGACCATGATGAAGCTATAATGTATTATTTTAATAATGTTATTAAACCATCTGTTATAGTAAATGGTAATAGAACAAATGTACCTGTAATGTATGGTGCACCTGAAAGATGGAAATCAGTTCAAAAAGATGGATATTTTAGAGATAAAGAGGGTAAACTTCAGGTACCTCTTATTATGTTTAAAAGAGATAATATTGAAAAAAGAAGAGATTTAGGTAATAAATTAGACGCTAATAACCCTCAACTTTATTATACATTTCAGAAAAAATACACAGAAAGAAATCAATATGATAATTTCACAGTACTCCAAAATCAACTACCACAAAAAGAAATGTATAAAGTAATAGTTCCAGATTTTGTAAAATTGACTTATACATGTACTGTTTGGTGTGATTATATAGCTCAAATGAATAAATTGATTGAAATGATTAATTATTCATCTGATACTTATTGGGGTGATAGTACTAAATTTCATTTTAACGCAAAAATAGATTCTTATAGTAACACAACAGAAGTTAATCAAGGGGATAATAGAATTGTTAAAACTGATTTTGGATTAACAGTTCAGGGATATTTAGTACCCGATAGTATTAATAAAGAACTAGCTAGTGGGGGAGTAAGAAAAGCTTTTAGTAGAAGTAAAATAATATTCAATACAGAAACAGTGTCTTCCCCATTAAACCCACCTGCAAGAACCAGAGAAGAAGTAAGAAATGAGCCACTAGGCACCAATATAGATACAGAAGTAACTACTGATGGTGGAGTAGCATACCAAATAATAGGAAACAACAATCAAATAGGATAAAATGGCACAAAAAAATAGAGCAACGTTAAAATCATATTTTCAGCAAGGAGATATCCCTACAGAAAATGAATATATTGATTTAATAGATTCAATCCCTTCTTTTCAAGACCATAACTC